TGATGAATACATTGATGTAAAAAATGAAAATGAAAATGAAAATGAAAATGAAAATGAAAATGAAAATGAAAATTCCGAGAATAAATCAATTTAAAGGAAAAAAAAAATAATTATATTGAGTAATAGTATGCAGATATTTGTTAAGACATTAACTGGTAAAACTATTACCTTAGAAGTTGAACCTTCTGATTCTATTGAAAACGTTAAAGCGAAGGTACAAGATAAAGAAGGTATTCCACCTGACCAACAAAGATTGATTTTTGCTGGTAAACAACTAGAAGATGGTCGAAATCTTTTAGATTATAATATTCAAAAAGATTCTACATTACATCTCGTTTTAAGACTTAGAGGTGGTTATTGATTTTAATAAATATTATATAATATTTATATGGAGGCGTAGCTCAGTTGGTTAGAGCATAGGTCTTATGAGCCTAGGGTCGCCGGTTCAAGCCCGGCCGTCTCCATATAAATATTGCAAATTTTTAATTAGTTTAAAAAAATACAATATACTGAATTGAAAAATCATGGATTGTTCTATTTGCTGCGAAAAATTCAACAAGTCGAATCATCTCAAGGTTGTATGCAAAGGTTGCGATACAGATGATTTTACTGCTTGTAGATCTTGTTGTCAAACTTTTATTATAAATGGACACCAAGACCCGATGTGTATGTTCTGTAAAACACCTTGGGATCGCGATTTTATGAATAAAAATTTAACAAAAAAATTCGTCGATACAGATCTTAAATCTTTTTCTGAAAATATATTTGTTGAACGTCAAATTTCACTTTTACCAGAAACACAAAAAGACGCTATCAATGAAAAGAAAGTAAGGGAACTTTATTTATTAATAGAAAAAACAAATACAGAATGTAATCGTCTTAAAAAATTAATGCACGAATATAAAGAAACAGTTCGTAGTTGTCACCTTGAAATTTACAGGCTTAAGAGCGGCGAATCAACTGAAACAAATGTAAATAATTTCAGTATTAAATGTCCATCTGATAAATGCAATGGGTTTCTTGATTCTAAATATTTATGTACACTCTGTGATACTAAATTTTGTAAACATTGTATGGAAATCAAAGAAGAAGATCATGAATGTAACGAAGAAACAAAAGCAACAGTTCAAGCTATTAAAAAAGAAGCTAAACCATGTCCGGGTTGCGGAGAAATGATTTCAAAAATTGACGGGTGCGATCAAATGTGGTGTGTTAAGTGTCATATTCAATTTTCTTGGAGAACAGGTGCACAAATGACCGGATATAATCATAACCCCGAATATTTTCGTTGGATGAGAGAAACTGGTCAACACATCGAAAGAAACCCAAATGTTGCAAACCGTGAGGTAATGTGTGGAGTAGCACTTGACGATTATACTGTAACAAGAATAATTGCAAATGTATTTCATAATGATCGTAGCGTTGTAACATGCTTTCAATTATTGTATAGATTTTATAGACATGTGCAATTTAAGTTAGAACATATAGTTGAAAATAATGAAAAGGAACTTAAGAATTTGAGAATTAGATATCTATTGGGAGATATCACAAAAGAACAATGGAAACGTACTTTGCAACAGATTGATAAAAAAAATAAAAAAGAAAAAGCTTATAACAATATATGGAGACTTATTGGTACAGTAATGACAAGTTTTATGGAACAAATCATAACGTGTTCCAATGAAAATGCATCGCGAGTAAAGTATCTAAATATATTTAAAGAAGCACAAGACTTCAAAGTGTATGCAAACGATTCTTTTTGTAAAACGTCTTCTGTATTTGGATCTACGTCTTGTCCTGGAATAGATGAAAATTGGAGAGAGGTATACAACTACAAAAAATACATACAACAGCGTAATAAAGATTAACACTTCTGGAAAATAAAACTAAAATTTAAAAAACTACACGCCATTTCTTCTATAGACAATGGAACCGATAGAGAATGCATAGAATAAATATTATTCCATTCGTGGAAACTTAAAATCTGTACTAAATTTAAATTAAATTGTTTACATTTTTCTATTAAAAATTTTTTTGAAAGATAATATTCTTTAGAAACACCTCGATATTCAAAATATGTTTCTCGATGTGTTTTTTCTGAATTTAATGAAAATTCATACATTTTTTCGTCAATTTTTTTAATTTTAATAGCACTTTTGTTTACATTATTATTTTTTAAATTTTCCTTAATTAAGTCTCCGTCTGTTGCAGTTCCAATAAAAACACCATTTTGTTTTAATTTTTTAGACACCATATTTAATACGGTATCTATGTCCTCTACAAAATAATGAAATGAAAATTGACAAGATACTACATCATAAACGCAATTATTGTCTTTACTGTTTAAATGATTTAAAATGAATGGATTTGTAGCAGATAAATGCCAAAAATAACACCTTGGCATTTTACCATTTGATCTTGCGGTATTAAATCTTTTAATAGCACCGTCGAAATCTTTTTTTTCGTATATAGATTTAGAATCTGAATCAAAACCGGTAATATATTTAAATTTAGCTCGCTCCCATTTTAAAATGTCTCCTCCGCGACCGACCGCTACATCCAATAATTTTTCTCCATTTGTCATATCCTTTGATTTAAATATCAATTGAATTTTTATCCAATTGTGAAATTTTCTTAAAGAATCTCCTGTTTGTTTTGAAAAATCAATTTCGTTTATATTTCCAGCCTGAATAGCTTGAAATACATAATTCGACATTTCAGAATAATTCTGCATAGTATTCAATAGTATACTAATCAGAATTATCTATATATTATATTTTTATGTAATATTTCTAATACATAATAATATCTTCTGTGTCTTTGTCTTTATTTTCGGTGTCTTTGTTTTCGGTGTCCTTATTGTCTTCCATACACATTATAGCCATCGCCGCATAATTATGAAGATCCATAAGAGTATCTTTAAGTGTTTCATCTGAAACACAAATTTCAAGTCCTTTATTAGATATATTAGTAAAACGAGCCATTTTATCAGAAATTCTTACCAAGACACCTACGGTGCCGTGTTGGGCAAATGCGTCTCCATAGTCTTTATTCTTTTTTTTAAAAATTTCTTTACATTCAGACTGAATTTTCAAAAATTGATGCACGCGGTCCATTTATAATAATCTATAAATTATGTCTTTAAATGTATCCACATTTCCATTAAATTTAAAACACTGATTATTAAAGATAATAACCTTTAATATGTTTTGAAGCATAACATTCTGAAGAATAATGTCCTTTTCTACCACAACGAAAACAATATAATGATTTTTTATTTGTTTGAAAATCATTATATTCATAATTCTCAACACGTTCTTCATAATAACTACATTTGTTCTTTTTACAATGAACATTTTCATGAAATGTAGCGCCTTTATATGTATCAAATTCTTTACCACAGTAAGAACAACACCATACTTCATCAATATCAGATTCACAATATTCATTTTCTTGACAATCATTAGCAAAATGACCTGTTTTTCCGCAAATAAAGCATCTATTATTTGTTCCATTGCTCATTTGTTTCAAAGTATCTATTGTTGATTTGTCTAGTTTTACTGTAACAAATGAACCTCCGCGAACGTTATTTATTCCATATTTGTCCATATATTGTCTCGTGATTTTATCTTCATCATAATTATCACAATTTGGTTTAATCTCTATAACTTCTAATGGTTTATATTTTTTTGTCCAAGATGAACCATTAGAATCAAAATGACTTTGTAATCGAAATTGTGGATTATTTGTTTTTCCAATATAGTATTTCCCTTTTTCTAATTTAATTACGTATATGTAAATCATTCTATTTATAATCTATAAATTATGTCTTTAAATATCTATTAAATTTATACATTTTGGAGTTAAAAAAATAGATAATTCAGTTTTAAGTTGTTTATTTTCTTCCCTTAATTCATAAACAAGTTGTTTAAGATATCTATTTTCTTTGCATTTTTCTTCAAAATCTTTATTTATGTCTGATATTTCTCTAAAATCTTCTATAAATTTTTCGTTAGCTATTTGTAAACATTTAGTATGATGTTTTTTTGTTTTAAAATGACTTGAGATTAATTTAGAAAAATCACTTTTTGCATAAAATTTACCACAACAATTACAACCACTTGGGTATTTTTCTTGTAAATCTCTAATATTCATATCTATTTTACGGTTATTTTCCCAATCTGTTTTTGGCTCATATTTAATAATGTTTGTTAACATTTATAGTAATTTATAAATTATGTCTTTAAATGTATCCACATTTTTCTACTATTTTACCATCAAATTTAAAAGGCATAGCACAACCGTAAATTTCATTTGACATTTTAAGTCTTATACATTCTTCTTCTGGTGTATGAGGATTTATAAATTCACTATTTGTTTTGTATACAGCATGTCTAAAAATACCACATTTAATGTCTGATTTATGTACCTGACATAAACAATTACAATTCGGACATTTAAAATAATACATCTGTTGGGAGTGTATATAAGTTATTTTATTATCTTCCATTTAAATATTACAATTTTTAAATATATTTAAAATTTAAATTTAATGAAATACAAACCATGAAATGCGAGTGTGGATATCCAGCATTTTATTATCAAAAATTTTCCGAAAACAAAAAATGGAACGTTTATAAATGCGGTCACGCCATGATAGAGTCTAAAAAGAAAACAAAATGTGACATGAACATTTGTGAATACATCTCTGAAATAAATTGCCCAGAAACAAAGAAACACTCTGTACACATTCAGAAAGAAAAAATTGATGCCGAAAAACTGTACATAGATGATCTTCAAAAATATATACACCTGTGCGAAATTACGCAAAAGTTTTCAAAAAAATATAGATGGAATTACATTGCAAACATTAATTTTTTACTTAGAAAACTTAACTTTGACTTATATTTTGAGGATAAAGAAACTCTTGAAAGTTTAAAACATCGCATTAAAAATAAATGTGTTCCCCGCGTAATTAAGAAAATAGAATTTCCTATAAAACTGGTTGATTATCCGGATTATTTAGCTGTTCTTAAGAAAGAACCGAATGTAATCGAAAAGAAAAAGAAGAAATCTGAAAAAAATAAGAAAAAGAACTTTTTACTTGAAGGGGACGATCAGGAAGAACTGGAAGAAAATGAAAATAAAAATGAAAACAAACCAAGTGAAGAAATACTGCCTTCTGACGCAGAATCTGATTCAGAAGATGAAGACGATAATACATTTGACGTCGACAATTATGACTCTGGAGAAGACTATGAAGATTTTGATGACGGCGGTGCATTCAGCGATTAAAAATATAAATAAATAGTAAAAGATGTTATCAAAACTTTTGGACGAACAGGGCCAAACAAAAATAAAAGAGACGTTAAATGATGTTACATTTCCTATTAAATTTTATTGCATAATAATAACAGTTCTACTGTTATTAAATGCATTTTATTTGTATTCAATTTGCGAAAAACTCGGTAATTAATATAAAAAAATAACTAATTTAAAATTATAAATGCTTAACGTTTCGGATCAAGAAATTCAGTTTTTTAAAAATGACGTCACGCAATATAGCGAACTAGACACTCAGATAAAAGAGCTTAAAAGGAAAATGAAACCTCTACAAGATAAAATTAAAGAACTTACTAAGATTAAGCAAGAAAAACAGGCAGAAGTTTTGAATTTTATGGAAGCAAATGAACTTGATATGTGTAACATAGATACAGCCTCTTTTGAACTTAAGAATACAAAAAGTACTAAGCAAATTACAAAAGGAGATGTATATGACAGGTTGTATACGTATTTCTCTGAAGATACAGACAAAACTCATGGAATGACACCAGAAGAAAAAGCAAAATTTGTACACGATTACATATATGTCGAAGGTAGAGAAAAAATTGTAAATAAATCTCTAAAAGCTAAATAATCAGTATATAAACGGAGAAATATCATCTATCTCTGAAACAGAATCAGGGTAATAATCATTTGGTTCATACTTGATTTTAGATATCTGTTTTGCATACATTTTATAAGTTAAATTTTTGATTTGATTATTATTAACTTTTAAAAGTGCTACATCAGATGTGTATTTATCTTCTGTAAAATAAAATACTGTTAGATTTTTACAATTGGGTTCAACATTATATAAGATTATATATTCATCATATCTTTTATAATGTTTATATTCTTGAAAACAACATGGGTCGAATACACGCTGTGTAGTGTTTTTTTGGCTAATTTCACCATTTTTGTTGAAAATAAGAAACGCTAGCGTTTTCATTTTTCCATTATTAATAAGAAAATATTATTTTTTTTTACAGGTATTAACGAGTATAAATTTCTAAAATTATTATTCACTAAAAAATCATATAAAAAAATATTTTATATAAAATTATATCAGCTAATGTCTATTCTTGAAGCTAACCGTCCTTGGAGTAATGAAATAAAAGAAAGAGTTAAAAACGCAGACAATGATGAAATTATGAAATATTTTGAAGATCTAAGTGCTAAATGGACAGTTAGTAAGGAAAATCCAATAGAAGAAGCATGTAAAAGATTAAATATAACTTCTATAGATGGGATAGACACATCTGTTCTCCAAGTAGAACTAGAAAAAGCTATATTTGAAGCTACATTAGTATACACTAAATTTAAAAAGTGTATAGAAGATTTTGAAGAATATTCTTCGCGCTGGGATAAACTATATGAGGTCATCTTTTACTCAGAAAGACTTATCCGAGATACATATCTTTTGTTTAAAACATGCGAACCTGGGCATAATTCATTATCTAATGAAGATCCAGATGTTTTGTTTAAATATACAAGATTTACGGACGATTCTAAAAAGACGCCTTATCAATGTCTTCTTTTGTACTTTTTAGAAACTATTTCAGAAGAAGGATTTACAAAATGTGGCGGTAATCTTTATAAACCTCTTATAAAATACGGTAATAATACACATGCTTGGAAGAAGCAGTGTTCTATTAAAGAATACATATATCAAAAAACTGATCATAAAATAAATTTTAATCAGTGGAAAAATGCCACAGCAAGCGGTGGCAGTAATATTAATAATGCCGAAAAGTATTTCAACGAATTTGTTGGTCCAGAGTTACCAACTCTTGTAAAAGATCGACACCTTTTTGCATTCAAAAATGGAAATTACATAACAAAATATAACATCGCAGGTCCCGATGAAACACCTATTTATACAGATGTATTTGTTCCTTATGGAGAATCTCATCCTTATATTACTAATTTTTCAGTTGCGTGTAAATACCACGATTCAAACTTCGATAACTTTTCACAATATAATAAAGAAGACTGGTTCAAAATAATAGATCATTGCCCTACCTTTAAAAGCTTGTTAGATTATCAAGAATTTACAGAAGAAGTTCAAAGATGGTTGTGTACATTCATGGGGAGAATGTGCTTTGACATTGGAGAATTAGATAACTGGCAAGTACTTCTTTATTTACTTGGTCAAGCAGGTGCCGGAAAAAGTACAATTTTAATGAAGATTCTTCAGAAATTTTATGATGAAGAAGACGTGGGAGTAATAGCTAATAATATAGATGCAAAGTTTGGTATTAAACCACATGCTAATAAATTTATGGTACTTGCACCCGAGATAGCTGAAAATTTTAAGATGGAACAGACGGATTGGCAGCTTATTGTAGAGGGTGGTAGAAATACATATTCAGAAAAGTACAAAAATGATGAAACAATAGACTGGAAAGTACCAATGACTATGGGAGGTAATAAAATAATGAGATACAAAAATAATTCAGAAAGTGTATCACGTAGAACAGCTGTTGTGAATTTCTGGAAGAAAGTAATGAACACTGACACAGAAATAGATAAAAAATTGCTCAAAGAACTTCCTTTTATAATGAAATTGTGTATTCAAGGATACTATTCCGCACTGAATACACATGGCAAAAAGGGTATCTGGAATATATTACCAAGATACTTCCATGAAAATAAAGAAGAAATGGAACAGACTACAAATTCACTGCAAAATTTCTTGAAATCTGGTAAGGTAGTATTTGATAAGAAACTATACATTCCAATGAAAGTATTTTCTCAAGCGTTCAATGATCACTGCCGAGAAAATAATTTGCCACGGGAACAGTTTACAAAAGATTACTTCATGGCTATATTTACAAATAATAATATTAAAATTATACAACAGGGTACACGAGAATATCCAATTAATTCTGGTATAACACTTAAAAGAACTACATTCTTTACAGGAATAGACATCCAGGGCGACGACAACGAAATTGACGACCCGGAGTAATGCGTTTTTTTATTAATATTTTAAACATTTACAATAATGTAAATGGGTAGCGATACTAAAGTAGCAGAAGACTCTAGTCTAGTTTACACAATTCTCTTTGTATGCGTATTAGCTGTTTTAGCATTTTTGATTTATAAATTATACAACAAGGTAAACGAATTAGCAGAAAAAGTCGAAAATATGGCTAAACCACACCCTAACCCAGAACAAGAAAACCCTCCAAAAGAAGATACCCCTAAATTAGAAGAAGTAACAAATTCCGACCCAGGACCAAGTAAAACATTAGAACCAATTAAGGAAAATTAAACAGAAGTTATTAAAGACGTTATAACTTTTTGATAATAATTATATTCTTCTTCTGAAATGTATAAATTCCAGTTTATTGTATTTAGTAAATGAACTTCTAGGGGACCAGAGTCCTGTATTTCTAAATCTGAACAATATTTATTGGCCAATATTAAACACGTTTCTAAAACTGGTTTAATATTTGCATTTGTTAATTTACTAATTTTATTATATCTATTCATGTAAATCATTGCTACTATTATAGTACATTTGTCAAAAACTTTGTTATTCTTATAAAAATTTGATATAAAAGAATATATATAACATTTATTTGTGAATGTACTTATTATTTTATGAGATACATTACGAGAAATATTTGAATCTATTATATTATTTATTTGATATAAAGTCAGCATTAATATAAAAAATCATTATTATTTTGCAACAAAATAAAAATTTGATTTAATACAAATTTATATGCGTTTATATCATTTCCACCTGTAACTATAATACTACCCGGTCTAAACATTGCACAAGTTATAATACTTTGATTTATAGGATTTGAAAACTTAATATTTATACCTGGATATTTACTTGGATTAAATGAATACATCTTAACAGATTCTATTTCTTTTGAATCTAAAAATTTACAAACATTTGCTTGTTTTATATTTTTGTCTATCTTGAAGTCTGAATTTATCATGCATATTCTTACATTTGATATAAAAGCCTCAGATGCAAATGCTGAAAGGTTACATAGTCTTCTATATATTTTTCTTATAGCGTATGTAGCCGACATGACATTTAATACTCCGGCTAACTGTATATTCCCATTTGAAAATATCTTGATAGATATCCTATTTTTAGATTGATACTTTACACCTGTATATGCATTTATACAATTATAAAAAGTTTTACCTGTTATTTCTGAACAATAAACATTTATATACTTTTCTAAATTTATGTCGCTATTGAAACTACAACAAATGGTCATAGTTGAAATACCCCAGTTTTTTACTAAATTAAACTTTTCAAGTTGAGTTATACTTCGTAGCTCATTGTATGTGTCATAAAAATTACTAAAGTTTTCATTACATATACAATCGTTGTGTTTGCACTTAGGGTCGCAAATTTTGCAAAAATCAGTCATTTGATTCTTTATATTACATTGTAAGTTTTCTTTATATTAATATTTTTTAGTAATTTATGACCTCCATTAGTTGAATATAATCGAGTATCGCCCTGTTGTCCATAGATTCTCTGCAAGCTTTTAATATTATTTCAGAGTCTTCTCTTGAATGATTTTTAATTAGGTAATTAATGTAATATATGAATCTTGGTAATATATTATTATATATTTCCTCTAAAGTCATACATTTATTTTGAACTTCATTTAAGATATCGTATAGACAGTAAGTTATTATATTTAAATCTGTATTTTTTATCATGCTTTTTGAAATAAGTATCTTATTAGTAGTCTTTCCATAGTAGTATCTTATTAATTTGTTAATTTGCATTAATTTATTATCTTTTATAATTTGTCTTGTACACGGATCTCTAAAGTCTTGTGTTTTATTTAAATATTCGACGAATGTATAGAAATCGTAATAAAAAAACTTATCATTTACTTTTATAGAAATAAAAGGATACTTTAGAGATTCGTGACATATAGGACAGGTTTTTTCATTTATTGTCTTATTTCTTAAACCACTCTGAATAATTTTAGTTGCATTATATTTTTTTAATAAGACTAAAAGATAATCTTTATTATAATTTGATATATAACGTATACCCTTTATTCTACACAGATTTCTAATGGCTTTAACAGTAAAAATTTTTGAATAAGATATCAACATCACATTTAATTATAAAATATATTTTTAAATTAAATGTCTTGAATTTAAAAATGTGTTTAAAAGAATAAAATATATAATTTATAATGTCTTCTTTTAAGATTTCTAAAAAAACAGTTCACACAGATGCTAGAATGTCTATAATAGCAAAACATGATAAAACAATAGAAAACATAGAAAAAGATAAAAAAAATATAAATAAGTACAAATCCGAGTTAAATTTATTATACAAAGCTAGAACTGTTAATAAATTTAACAGGGAAATTGAAGCTAAAATAAAACATTTAGAGGAAAAAATAAACGACTTAGAGACAGATAGAGAACTTTCTGATTATCTTTTTAGATCTATGGATTTTATAAGAGAAATAGACTCAGAGGAGCATACAACAGAATGCAATAATGACGGCGAGATATTTAAGTACATTTCATTAGATTCTACTAATAATAAAGAAGAAATGTACAAAAGATATATGGCAAAATGTTTCCCAAAAGAATCTAGTGGATATATAGAAAAAAGGCAAAATAGTTACATTTGCAGAGACTGTCAATGCAGTACTATCCATGACTCATCGTCTGGACTACTAATTTGTTACAATTGTGGTCTAACTGAAACTTTTAATATTTCAGAACTTCCGGAATGGAATCATGCTGAAAATCACGAGTATACAAAACCATATAGTTATAAACGAACTAATCATTTCAAAGAATGGATAACCCAGATACAAGGTCGAGAAGGAACAAATGTACCAGAAGAAGTAATTCAATTACTGATTTTAGAAATCAAAAAAGAACGCCTTACAGACAAAACTTTGATTACGTATTATAAAATCAAGGAATTTCTTAAAAAATTAAAATTAAACAAGTACTATGAACATATACCAAATATCATTCATAAGATAACCGGTAATAAACAATTACATATATCCCAAGAATTAGAGAATAAGCTTATAGAAATGTTTAATGAAATTCAAGAACCGTTTGAAAAGCACTGTCCAAAAAATAGAAAGAACTTTTTAAGCTATTCTTATACTTTATATAAATTTTTTCAACTACTTAACAAACATGAATACCTGATTTACTTTCCTCTTCTAAAGAGCAGAGAAAAACTATTTGAACAAGAGAATATATGGAAAGGAATATGCAAAGAACTAGGCTGGAAATTTATAAAGTGTATATAATTTAATGTAATTTAATTTAATGTAATGTATTTAGTAATTATTAAATACTACAGCACCGTCTTGATACAAAGCTGTACATTTACCCTCTGCGATAACAGTCAATGTATTAAAAAAGTCTGAGTAATCAGCAATTGTAATATCTTTTTTGGCAGTCAATATAACACGAATAGAATCAAATTTGCTAAATGGTACATAAGCCTGATCTGTCTCTTCCATGTGAGCATTTTTTGCAATTGGTATTTTATAATAAAAAAATCTATTTGAAGAACCCTCTGATATAGCCCAAACATTTGGTTGATTAAATGATATCGAATAAGGCAGAGTTCCGGAGTAAGACGTAGAGTTTAAATAAAGTTCTACATCAAAACCGCCTAAGTTAGAAAGTTGGTTATGGCACATTCCTAAGATGTAAAGATTAGATGTATATAAATTAAAGTGATCGCAATTTATAGTTATTTGAGAATTGGCATTTAA